AGCCGTTCGCGACCGCCTCGGACGGCGCCATCCAGGCTTCGGCGTCCATGAGCGCCTCGATGTCGGCGCGCTTCATGCCGGAGCGCGCCTCGTAGACGTCGGCGATCGCCGCATCGAACTGCTCGAAGAGCTTCGAGGCTTCGGCGAGGTCGTGTCTGTTGCCGATGACGACGCCCCAGGCATTGTGGATCATCATGAAGGTGCCGAGCCCCATGCGGATCTCGTCACCTGCCATGGCGATGATGGAGGCGGCCGAGGCGGCATAGCCCAGCACCTCGACTTTCACCCTGGCGGGATGGGCGCGCAGAAGGTTGTAGATCGCGATCCCCTCGAAGAGGTCGCCTCCCGGCGAGTTGATCTTCACCGTCACGTCGCGCGAGCCGATGGCCCGCAACGCCGCCGAGACGCGCTTGGCGGTGACGCCGGCGCCGGTCCACCAGTCCTCGCCGATGACGTCGAACATGGTGATCGTCGTCTCGTCGGCACTGTCGGCAGCGAGCGGCGAGGCGGCCCAGCGGGCGAGCACGTCGGCCGGAGCGTCCCACTGAAAGTTCTGCGGACGCGCGAAGGCGCGGGCCTCAGGCAGCTTGCGAAGGGTCATTGCCGGTCTCCGGGCTATCGGTCTGGCCACCCGCCTGGTTCGGCGGGTCGTAGTAGCGGTCGCCGCCCTCGCGGGGGTTCTCGTCCTCGAGGGCGCGGATCTCGTTCGGGTTGCGGACACCCCACTGGAGCTGCCGCGCATAGGCTTCCCAGCGAGCCTTGGTGTCGCCGCGAACGAGGGCCGACCGGACGAAGCGAGCGTAGATGGCCGGATCCTCGGAGAGGTCGATCGTGATCCCCTCCTCCCACATGGTCAGGTGGTCCTCGAGGCCGAAGGCGACGAAGCCGTCCTTCTGCTGTTCGAGGCCGGTGCCCCAGCTGGTCGACTTCTCGGTGTCGCCCAGGAGGAAGGGCGGCACGCCGTAGAACATGGCGAGGTCGGTGCGGGAGAAGCGGCGGCTCTCGATCCACTGGGCATCGACGGATGTCAGGCCGAGCTGGACGTATTCCATGCCCTCTTCGAGGACGAGTTCGCGGCCTTCGCGCTCGCCGCCCGAGCGATATTCCTCGAGGCTCGACTTGATACCGGCGACGGCTTCGGGTCCGAGGCGGCCCGGATGCTTCAGGTAGCCGGGAACGCGGGCGCCGTTGGCGAACATGGACGCGCCGTGCTCGGCCATGGCCAGCGACAGGCCGACGGTCTCGCGGGCATAGGTGAGCGGGGTGACGCCCCGAATGCCGTCCAGCGACAGGCCGAAGAGGTGGAAGATCTCGCGGGCCTGGAAGATGGTGAGGCCGCCATCCGGGCGGCGATAGTGATACTCGACCCTGAGGTCCGCACCCTGCTTCGGCTCGACCCTGTCGGGATGCAGCGGCACCAGCTCCAGGATCTCGCCGCGGGAGCGGACGATCAGGCAGTAGGCGTTGCCGCGCAGCAGGACATGGGCCTGGAGCATGCGGCGGAACTGGTGCGGCTTCTGCCAGCGGTTCGGCCGCCGGCGCATGAGCTGCCAGAGGCGGGTGTCGGAGGCATCCTCGCGCCGGCGATCATCGATGCGCCGCTTGATGTCGAGCGGCATGGTGCCGACTGCAGAGGTGATGAGGCGGACGCAGCCGAAGACGGTGGGATCTGCAAGCGATCGCTCTGGCGTGACCGGGACGCCGGAGCGGGTGGCATTGCCTTCGGTCAGGAAGGCCGCCAGCTCGGCCGCGGTGGTGATCAGGGTTCCGCCGCCGGCGGACTGCGTCGCGGCGCGCGGCGAGACGATGGGCACGGAGGTGCGCGGCGCCACCGGATAGGACGAGGGGATCGAGGATCCGGCCATGGTCAGAGCACCAGCACGCCGCGCGTCTCATAGACGCTGCGGCCGATGGCTTCGGGGTTCTTGGCCATCAGCATGGCGGCGTTGAACGTTGCCACCAGCGGGTCGATCTTCGCCTTGCCGGCCGTCTGCTTTGTGATCAGCACCGCATTGCCCCGCTGTTCCGCCTTCGCGTTGCCGACGCACCAGGTCATGAGCGGACGGCCGCCATGCCAGAAAGTGCCGTCGTTGAGCTTGCGCTCGAGACCCCAGACCGCCGGCGACAGCCGCGTGCCCTGCCCAACCGAGACAAGGGTCGGTACGGTGATGCCGCGCGCGGCGAACTCGTCGACCAGGGCGGCGACGCCGTAGGGGTCGAGGCCGACGCCGTTCTCGTTCGGCAGCAGGCCCGCGTCGCGGACGCGCTCGACGATGTCGACGAGGCCCATGATGTCCTCGGTGGCGTCGTCGCAAAGGACGAGATCTCCATCGCGGCCGAAGCCTTCGAGACGCTCGGCGATGTCCTTGCGCAGGGCCAGCACCGAGCGCTGCAGCCAGGCGCGGTTCCACGAGAGCCAGTCGCGCGTGCTACGGCATCGGCCGATGAGGCCGAGGGCGAGCATGTCGTCGAGGCCGCCACCGTCGACGCCGGCGGTGACGACGTCGCAGCGCGCGAGGAAGGCGTCGAGATCCGCGAGTTGCTCGTCGGCGGCGTCGAGCCAGTGGTCGGCGCCGCGCCACCGGGCGGAGTGCAGACCCATGCCGATCTCGACGTTGAGATGCTGCGAGGCCCACCGGCGCTCCTCTTCCAGCCCCTTGTCGCGAGCACCGCGATATTCGGGGAGGAGGCGCTCGATCGTGATGGAGCGGCCGAGATTGGGCAGGACCATGGGCCAGACGGAGGGATCACGCCAGGCGCCGGAGGCCTGCATGTCCTCGGGGAACTCGTAGAGGATCGGCAGCATGCGGACGTCCTCGGTAATGCGGCCGTCGCGGACGCCGCGGGCATAGTCGAGTTCGGTCTTGAAAACGCCGGCCGGGACATCGTCCGACTGGGTGGTGATCATGATGAGGAGGCTCTCGGGGTTCGGGATGAGGCCGCCGCGCAGCTGGCCGAGGACGCGGGAGGCGTAGGAGAGCTGGGACATGATGTGCAGCTCGTCGACGATGACGACGACAGGCTTGGCGCCGGTGAGGACCTTCAGGTCGAAGGTCTTGATCTTCAGCTTGGCCTTGGTGAGCCGGTCGACGATCGTCTTCTGGTGCTCGACGACGTGGAAGCGCTTCTGCAAGTAGCCTTCAGGATCCGAGGCGATCATGCCGGATGCCTGCTGGAAGGCGAGGTCGGCAATCTCCTGCGTCGGCCCGATGAAGAGCATCTCGGCGCGCGGGCGCTTGTTGGCGAGCATGGCGACGACGCCGACGGCGCCGCCGATGTAGGTCGTCTTCGAGTTCTTCTTCGGCACCAGGGCGAATATCTCGGCGACGTGGCGGTGCATGGTCTCCCGGTCGAGGGAACCGAACGCGGCGCGGACGATGTCGCGGGCCCAGTCTCCGGCGGCCTCCCTGAGGGTCGGCGTGCCCGGCACATCCGGCAGGCAGAGCTTGTCGAAGATGCCGACCGCCCGGGCCGCCTCCGCCTCGTCGAGGGGGAGATCCGGGATGAGCGAGCGGCCAGCCTTGAGGCGGTCGACCCAGTCGGGACAGGCGAAGGACCAGGCGGTCACTGGAGAAGGTCACCCCATCCGGTGCCCTTGTGGGCGGTCTGCGCGTCGGCGTTGGCTGCCTCCTTCTTGCCGAGGGGCGCGGGCTTGTCGGCTTTCGGCGCGAGCGGGACGGCGGCGCCGCCGGCCTCGAGAGTGAGATCGAGGAGGCGGCCGGTGGCGACCGAGTTGCCCTGGCGCATGCGCTGGAGCGTGACCTGGAGGGCCATCGCCCGGATGAGATCGGAGCCGTACTGGAGCTCCCGGGAAAAATACTTTGCGAGCGTCTTGGTATCGCAGCCGAGATGGGCGGCGATGCGATCCTGCGTCCAGCCGTCCGCCCGCAGAAGCGCAACAAGTTCTTGATTTTCCTTCGTTTTTTTGAACGAAGGCCGACCCCAGCGCTCGCGAATCTGGCCGACAGGCGCTCCGAAGAGGTCGCGATCGACCTCCTGCGGCTTGTTGTCGGCATCTGGCGCGGAAAAATCGTCGCTCACGGAAGAAAAAATCTCCGGATGGGGGGAATGCGGGTCTAGAGGCGATCACCCCGCCAGACTTTTGACCCACCCCCCTGGGTCTGCTGCTCTTCGCGCTGCTTCTTGCGGTCGTGGCAGGGCTTCCACAGGGTCTGGAACGGACCGTTCCAGAACTTCACTGGATCGCCGTTGTGCCTGTCGATGTGATCGCAGACGAGCTGCGAGGTGTCGGCGACGATCGTCCCGCACCCGCACTGGCAGGTGAACAGATCGCGGGTCAGCACCTCCCACCTGATGCGCTGCCAACGGGCCGTCTTGTACCAGGCGCGCCACGGCTGATGCTGGGAGCGCCACCTGTCCCGCTCCGGCCCGTCATGGGCCGACACAGGCACGGCTGGCTTCAATGTACCGATCGCCGGCGAGAGACGCGGAAGGCGGGCCATGGCACCCGGGGTCAGGGGGACGGCAGGGGCGCCCCGCCCCGCCCTGTCTCGCTCCCCCGAACGATCCCGGGCGCGGCGTCACCGTGCCGTTCGGGCGAGGCAGGGCGCTGCCCTATGCCTCTGAAACGACGAAGCCCGGCGCGCTGGCCGGGCTTGTCGTATCCATCTCATGCTCCCGCACGGTCGGGTGAATCGCTCACCTGCCGCTCGTCCACCACCCTCGCCATAGTCATCGCTTGGCGATTTGGGCTAGCTCCAGCCGGGCGCTCGTCTCCCGGCCGAAGATGCGCAGAAGCAAGACACAACGGCCGCGGCTGTCAAGTTTGGCGATCTTGGCCAGGAAGCCGGCGAAGGGGCCGTCCACCACGCGAACCTCCTCACCCTTCTGGAATCGCGGGCCTTTCGGCTTCTGCACGACGATCGTCCCGGCGGCTTTCATCGCCTCGACCAAGCCGGCAGGCAGCGGCGCGGGAATACCGAATCGCCCCGAATCGGCCAGCGTCAGGATCCGCGAGACGCCGAAGCAGCGGGCGATGTCGGGCCACCGAGGATCGTCCAGCGAGAAGGTCGCGAAGACGTAGCTGCGGAACGCCGGCCGCTCCACCTTGCGGATCACCCGCCCGTGTTTCGCCTGCACCAGCACCTTCGGCACATAGGTTTCGATGCCGAGCCGGCCGATCGTCCGGCAGGCGAGATCCTCCGAACCCGGCATGGTCGCGACCACATACCAGTTCCAGTCGCAGCCCTTCACCCACCGCGCCGGCGCCCAACTCTCGTCCATCCCGCCCTCGCTCATAGCCCGCTGACCCGCGCAAACTCGTCATGGCTCTCGGCCAGCACATCGCGCCCGCTCCCCGCCGCAGCCGCCATCCGCGGCGGCCATAGCGAGGGCATGTGGCGGCCGACGCCGGCCTCGTGTTTCGACGGAAAGCCGACCATCCGCCGGCCCTCGCGGGCCTCGTGCCGGGCCCAGGCCTCCCATTCGGCAGAGCCCTCCCGCACCCAGAACACCGCCATGGCGCTGCCGTCCCGGCGGCCAGCCCGCACATGGTCCAGCGCCTGCCAGGCCTTGTCGCGCAGATAGGCCTTGGCCGTGCCGAAGCGCTTGCCCTCCCGCCGCATCTGCGCCCGCCAGTCGGCGAGCCGCGCCACGGCCTGCCGCCGGTCCTCGGCCGAAAGTTTCGCCCATGTCCGCCGCACGACCTCCGGCAGGTCGCCCGCCGTCTTCGGCTCCCAGCCGGCGAGGAAGGCATCCGCTCCGGCCGTGTCGGGGCTCCAGCCGTCCGGCTGCCAGCTCGCTGGCCCCTTGCCCGAAGGCACCACCGCTAGGGGCTGTCCCGCTGATGGCACCGCCTCCCGCGTCGCACGCGAGGGGGGCAAGGGGGATAGAGGTTCACTTCCAGGTTCATCTATAGAGGTGGGGGTGGATTCACCCCCACCCTGGGGGTCCGCCACACCCCTACCCCCTACTTTCGTAGGGTGGGGGTGATTTGGACCCCACCCCCCCACATCTTGTGTCTCGGCCTCGGCGTCCTCCGCCTCGTCCGGGGCGCCCGGCAGGGGCGGCGTCCAGCCCAGTTCCTCAGCCCTTGCGCGGGCCGCGTCGTCGTGCAGCACGATGAGCAGGGAGGTGTCGTGGCTGCCGTCCGGCTTCAGCCGGCGCACCCTGGCGATGAGGCCGAGCTGCTCCAGCTGGCGCAGCGCCCCCTTCACCCAGTCCAGCGAATTGCCATGGTCTTCCGCAAGTTTTCGCGGGCGGATGAAAGTATAGCCTGTGTCCTCGTTCTGCCGGTCGGCGACGCAGACCAGCAGCCAGCGCAGCGGCGCGGGAAGCTCCCGGCCCATGCGCCGCCCGGTCTCCATCGCCCAGCCGACCGCCTTGAAGCTCATGCCCCGGCGCCTTCCCGCTGGTCATCCTGCGAGCGGCCGTTCGTCGCCTCGAAATGCGCCATCATGATCGCCCGGCGCTCCGCAGGCGTCAGGGCCAGCATGGCCTCGACATCTGCGAGCCCTGCCGCCTTCAGGGCCGCCATGGCCCGCCGCTTGCCGTGCAGAACCGTCGTGTGGTCGCGGTTGCCCATCAGCCGGCCGATCAGCGGTAGCGAAAGACCGTAATGCACCGCGCCGAGCCAGTAGAGCTCGTCGCGCGCCACCACCATGGCCCGGGCCCGGAAAGGCCCGCAGAGCTGCGCAACGCTGATGCCGACCTCCCGCGCCGTCTGGCGCAGCTGCAGAGTGAAGCGGGGGGCTGCCAACTCGGCAGGCTTGGCCCCGGCGTGCACCTCGGCCGCCACGGCCCGCTCCTCGAGTGTGTCCAGTTCTCCCCGCAGCGCGTCCAGCTGGCGGCGGATCGCCAGCGCCCGGGCGCGCATCTCAGCCGCCGCGTCACGCCGAAAGGGACTCCCACCAGGTCGCGTCATCATCGCCTCCACGCATAGACACGGGTTGCAGAGGCGCCGAGGCGGCCGGGCATCATCCCCTCCGCCATCAGCACGCGCTCCACGGCCCCGACATCGGCCGTTCCGTCGGGTCGCATCCAGTCGGGCGGGCCGCCGCCCTCCCGCCGCCCGGCCATGTGCAGGGCGCGCAGGCCCGCCTTGGCCGCCGCCGTGTCGAGGAAGCCCGCCACCCGCACCCAGCCGGGCGAGCCGATCGCCGGCCCCATCCACTTCCGCAGCACCGGCACGAGGCCCGGCGCGCCGGCCTCCGGCGTCGGCACGATCGCCCAGGAGGCGTAGATCTGCCCGCCGGTGACCCTTTGCCGGTCGACGGTCAGGAGGCCGGCGGTGAAGTGCTCCGGCGGGCGGAACGGGTGAATGGTGAAGCGCCGGCCATAGGCATGCTCGGCCGCGAGCTGCGCCATCTCCGCCGAGGCCTCGACGAAGCCGTCGGGGTCGGCGAGGCAGGCCGCCAGCCAGCGTGCGGCGTCGAAATGACCATGCTCGGCGAAGGCGGTCATGGTGCCTCCGCCTCGAAGCCCCACGCGTCCCAGCCGGGCCGCGCCTTGCGGGCGTTCAGCTCGATCTTCGGCAGGGTCGGGAAGTAGTCCTCGATCAGCCGGTGGAAGTTCTCCGGCTTCTCGGAATGGCGCCCCAGCGGCGCGGTGATCAGGCTGTCCCACTGGGTGCCGGGCGCCGGGCATGGCGGGCTGCCGCGCGTGCCGAGCAGCAGCAGCTCGTGCCGGTTCCGGTTCCAGCGGCCGAGCCCGGCCCGGTCCTTCGCCCAGCAGAACTGCGAGCGATAGGTGAAGCCCCAGCGCGCCATCACCTGGAGCGCCTCGGGCAGCATGGGCACGGTCGCCCAGAGGAAGAGCACGCTGTCCTCGGCCGCGATGCTCGCCACGTGGCGCTGGCAGATCGTCTCGAGGTCGCTGGTCGGGTAGTGGTTCTCCGGCGCGCGATCCATGCCGGTCTCGTCGCTCCAGTTTTCGAAGCGCCATTCCGGGTCGGCATAGATCACGCCATAGCGCCGCTCCGGCAGCGCCCGCTGCTTCGCGCCGAGGCGGGCTTCCTTCTCCGCCCTCAGCGCCTTCTTGCGGGCCGTGTTCTCGTCGCGGAAGCGCTTGGCCGCGGCGAGGATCTCCGCCTTGCCCCGCGCCACGATGATGGCCTGCTCGGACAGCGGCAGCGACGCCAGGGCGGCAGCGGCCGAGACCGAGACGTCGCCGGCCTCGACAGCCGCGGAAAGCTCGCCAACCCCGCGCTCGCGCACCTGCCGGGCGGTCTCGATAGAACGGCTCGACACGTTCAGCAGCTCGGAGGCGCGGGTCGTTGAAACTCCGCAAATTTGCGGAGTTTTGCCCGGCCGCCCCTCGCCGAGCGTCGCCAGCTTCGCCGCCACCATGGCCCTCTGGCTCTCGCTCAGGTGCCGGCGGTGGAGATTGCGCGAGAGCACGAAGTCCAGCGGGTCGCGCCCGGCGAAGATCTGCGGCGCCGCGGGCCCGGTGAAGGAGACGAAGTGCGGCTCCACCCCGGCCATCAGGCAGGCCCGGTAGCGGTTGCGCCCGTCGAGAATGGCGCCGTCGAGCAGCACGATTTCCTCATGCAGCCCATGCCGGCGAATGTCCTCCACCAGCGCGTCGAAGGCCTCGCCTTCGATCGCCGGGAACAGCTCCGCCAGCGGGTGGATCGGGAGCATCGCTTGTGCGGCGTCGCTCATGCGGCCTTGGCCTCCGAAGCGCCGAGCGTGCGGGTGAGATAGGCCTCCAGCTGGTCGCCCAGCGTATTCCAGCGGGCCCTGCCCTCGCCGGGATCCATGAACTGGCAGCGGCGCCAGGCCTCCGACAGGTCGAAGTCGTCGAGCACGTCCAGAAGGCTGTCGTGGTTGGCCCAGCCCGGATGGCGCTTCATCACGTCGGAATAGGCGAGGATCGGCTCCGTCCGCACGAAGCCCGGGTTGCCGTCACCCGCCTTCACGATCGCCTCGAGGCCGGCGATGACCGCCGCCTCGCCGAACATCTGCATGGCCTTCCAGATCATCGCCGGCGCCAGCGTCTCGCCACGCTCCATGGTCTTGGCCGCTTTGGGATAGGGCAGCACGATCACGCCGGCCTGCTCGCACACCCGGTTGATCGCCACCGCTCGCGACTCTCCGGCGGCCAGGCCCGCCCGGTAGAGCGACAGGCTCGACATCTTCGTGACGTTGCCGTTGATCGCGGCGAAGGCCGCGGCCTGCCCCTTGCGGTCGGCGATGATGACGGCGCAGGGCACGCTCTCGATGCCGCGCAGCGCCGCGGCCGTGGTGCGGTGCTGGCCATCGACGATGGCATAGCGCCCCCCCTCCACCGGCGAGACGACGACGGGCGCGAAGCGCGACCAGGAGAAGTGGAGGGCGATGGCGCGGATGCTGCGGCGGCCCTGATCGGTCACCGGCCGCTGGTAGGTCTCGTCGACGACGAGATCCGCGATCTTGATCCACTGCAGCTGCGGAGCGGCGCCGAGATCGGCCGAGGCGTCACCGGGCCGGATCGCGACCGCGGAAAGGTCGAGCGTCTGCATGCGGGCCTCCATGGCCGAGGGGTTGGGACGCCCCGCTGCCCTCAGGCGGCGAGGAACGCGAAGAGCAGCGCGGCGAGCGCGCCGACGACGAAGACGGAGATGATGAAGCCGGGGCTCAGAACCCCGTCGGGCGGGTCGCCCGGCTCGCGGTACTGGGGACCGGTCATGCGCCGCCCTCCCCTTCCGCCTCCGCCACCCAGCCGGGCGCGGGATCCAGCACTGCCGCGAGGAAGGCCGGCCCGAACACCGCGACGAGGCGCAGCATGTGCCCGCCGGAAAGCTCGGATGGCCCGTTCCAGGCCATGGCGTTGCGGATCGTGCCCTCCGGAATCCCGGTCAGCGCCGCCACCCGCAGGTGCGGCTTCTGCCCCTCGAATTCCTTGCGCAGGAAGTTGCGCACGGCACCCGGCTTCACCCGGCCCGCAAACCGCGCGGCATCGAATCGGGAGCCGGGCGGCGCATGGGCCGTCGCCGGCAACGCGGATCCGGCAGCAACGGCCGGGGCAGTCTCAGGTCCATCGCCCCCCACCGGAGCCTTCATCATGATCGCGTCACGCCGCCGCCCGGCCTCCATCGCCGCGAAGGTGCCCGCAAAGCTCGCCACGCCCTGGAGGGCCATGGCCGCCGCATTGCTCGCGACCACGCCGAGGCCCTGCCGCGGGCCGTCGCCCAGTCGGAAGCTGTTGAAGTATTCGAGCCGCGCGCGCTTCGGCTGCACGGCCTTCGAGCGCTTCTGGATGTCGCGCTTCCCGCTCATGCGGCCCTCCCTGAAAAAGCGGCCGGTGCGTCATCGGTCGCGCCGGCCGAAGGGCCCGCCGCAGGCTGCAAGTCGGTCTCGGGGGCGACGGGAAGGGCAGAGGACTCGAGAATGTCCAGGAGCTTGGACAGCGGGCCCGACTCCGCGGCTCCGTTCTCGATGGCGCAGACCAGCGGCTGCGAAATGCGAAGCTCCCGTGCCATGGCGGCCTGCGAAAGGCCCATAGCCTCACGCACCCGCTGCATGCGCGACTTCGGCTTGGGCGTGGCGGGTGAAGCGTTCATTCAGGACCAATCAGAAAATGATTGATGCATTACAATCAGACTCTGATTGCCTTTGTCAATAGTTTCCAATCATGAGCAATCAGCAGACCCCCCGCGACAGGCTGCGACAGGCCCGCACCGAGCGCGGCCTCTCAATGGCCGAGCTGGCGCGCCTCGCTGGCATCGCCGTGCCGACCTACCGGCACTACGAAAACCCGAATGAGGACATCTCATTCGACCAGCACGTCGAGAAACTCGCCCGCGTGCTAAGGGTCGAGCCAGCCTGGCTGCGCTTCGGCCGAGGCGACATGACGACGCCGGACAACCACAGTAGGGGCGTCGCACTGGACGTGCCCCTCATCTCGTGGGTCAGTGCCGGCCCACTTGGGCAGACCGAAGCCATCGAGCAGTACGCCGATGCACCCCGCGTCTCCGGTCCAGACCTAGATGAAGGTGGCGACTGGATTGCGCTGCGAGTGCAAGGCGATTCGATGGATCGAATATCCCCGCCCGACTCGATCATCCTGGTGAATCGTCGCGACCGCCGACTGGTACCGAACGCCTGCTATGTCATCGCCGATCACGACGGCAGTGCGACTTACAAACGTTATAGGCCACCGAACGAGTGGGCTCCGGTTTCGACCAACCCGGAGCATAAGCCGTTCAAGTTGCGAGCGGGGGCAGAGCCCGTCATCATCGGTCGGGTTCGCAAGAGCATCATCTCGATGTGAGATGGAGGTACGGATGCGAAGGCTGATGCAGTCGTGCGCAGTAGCGATGGCGCTGGCCGGGCCGGCCCTGGCAGCACCAGTTCCCTCACCTCGACCCGCTGATCCTGCCGTCGCCACTGAACCCGAGACAGACCCCCGCTGGGAGTTTCAGGAGAACACCGACCACATCACCGGCAAGCGAACGGTGAGGGCAATCTTCCGGGCCTCGACCTTCCTGCGCATCCCGCAGCGCGGGCAGCCTCAGCCCGGGAGAGCCGGATTCCTCGATTTCCGCTGCAATGACCGCAGCACGTCAGTGACTCTTTGGATGCCCGGCGAGTTGATGGCCGGCAGCTCGGCGTCAATCGTGTATCGGATCGACGATCGTCAACCGGTGACCGCAAGAAACTGGACAGCATCGACGGACTACTCCGCCATCGGACTGTGGGACACCCGCCGCGCTGCGCCTTTTGCCAAGTCCCTCATCGGCGCAAAGCAACTCGCCATTCGTGTTCACGACACCGTTTTCGGCACAACCGAGGCCACGATTGATCTTTCCCACATCGGCCACAGGATCCGCCATGTGCGCACCGCGTGCAGATGGTAACCAATCAACGCCACTGTCGTTATCAATCATAATCTGATTGACAATCAAAATCTGATTGCATTAGCCTCCCGGTCATCGTCACCGAGGAGGCACCCGTGCTCCCCATCGAAACCGGCATTCCCGTCCCTGACCTGAACGCGAGCAAGCGGGTCTATCCCTTCGCCGAGATGAAGGAGGGCGACTCCTTCCTCGTCCCCGTTCCCGCCTCGCCCAGCGAGACCTTCCACGCCCGCCGGAAGCACAAGCAGGCCTTCGTGGCCGAGCGCGCGAGGCGCTACCGCGCCGCCACCGGCCGCAAGTTCACGACCCGCCAGGTCGAGGACGGCGTGCGCGTCTGGCGCATCGGCTGACCCCCATCCCTTTCCCGACATTTCCCGTTTCGCCCCAGGAGGCCGTCATGTGCCTGCAAGCCTATCTCTCCCCCTCTGACCACAGGCTGCCCGAGGGCTGGCCGAACCCCCGCGCCTTCATGGCCGACCCGACCGCCGTCGCCGCCCGCATGGACGAGGACGGCCGCCGCATCGCCGCCGAGAAGGGCGACTGCACCGAAACCGACCTCACCCGCCTCGGCTGGCGGCTGGAGCAGGTGAAGGCCCACCAGGCCGACCTCGCCCGCGACTGGGATAGGCTGGACGCCGAGCTGGCCGAGGTCGCCCGCACCGCCGGCGCCATCCGCGCCGACCACGCCGAGTCCGACGCCGGTGACATCGACCTCGTCGACTGCGCCCTCGCCCGCCTCGCCCCCGACGTCCGCGAGCCGGACCTCACCGACATGGACATCGCCTTCGGCGTCGAGAGGGCCGCGTGACCGCCGCCCCCGTCGCCTGCCTGCAGGGTGAGCTGGAATCGGCCCTGCTCGCCGAGGTGCAGCCCTGGATCAACGCCTATGCCGCGGCCCGCCCCGGCGCCACGGCCACCGACCTGCTGAACGACCTCGCCCTCGTTCTCGTGGCCGTCCAGACCGCCGTGGCGAAGGCCCAGGCCAGCACCGGCAAGGCCGCGCCCGTCGCCGATGTCGTGGTGCTCATGGAGGTGGCCTGGCCGCCCCTCCTGCGCGCCACCCGCCTCACCATGGAACAGCTGAACCGGAGCGCCGCCGGATGACGACCCGCGAACCCCTGCCCCAGCGCCGGCCGGCCTCCACCATCAGCCTCTTCATCGGCAACGACACCTATGCCGTCACCGCCGGCTTCTATCCCGACGGCCGTGTCGGAGAGGTCTTCGTCACCGCGCCGAAGGTCGGCACCGATCTGGAGGCGATCCTCCGCGACGGCGCCATCCTGCTCTCCTTCGCCCTGCAGCACGGCGCGAGCCTGGACGAGCTCGTCCACGCCATGACCCGCAACGGCGCCGGCGACGTCGCCAGCATCCTCGGCCGGCTTGCCGAGGCGGTGAAGGAGAACCTCGCCGAAGAGTTCCTGCGCCTCGCCCGCGCCACCTGATCCCTCAACCCCTCGCTGCCCCGGAGCCTCGCCATGGCCGCCGCATCGCCGACCACTCTCCCCTTCGCCCAGTTGCGCCCCGGCCATGAGGTCTCACCGCCGGTGAACATCCGCGCCACCGATCCGGCCTCCGCCGATGTCGCGGCGCTCGCCGCCAACATTGCCGACCGCATAGCGGCCGGCCAGAGCCCGCTCATCGAGCCGCTGGTGGTGGTCGAGGGGCCGAAGCCCCGCGGCGGTGCCCGGCTTTACTTCGTCTGCAACGGCGGCCGGCGCCTCGCCGCCCTCACCCGCCTCGTCGGCCAGGGCATCATCACCGAGGCGCAGCATCTGCCCGTGGTGGTGGAGGAGAAGGCCGCCGGCCTCGAGGCCTCCACCACGGCGGCCGTCCTCGCAGCACCTCACCACCCCGTCGACCAGTTCGAGGCCTTCGCCCGCATCGCCGCGACGCGTCCCGGCGGCGCCGAGGGCAATGTGGAGTTCATCGCCCGGCGCTTCGGCCTCGGCCTTCGCCGGGTGCGCCAGGTGCTGGCGCTCGGCAACCTCAGCCCTGCCGTGCGCAAGGCCTGGAAGGAGGGCCGCATCAGCCGCGAGACGGCGGAGGCCTTCGCCATCGAGCCGGACGCCGAGGTCCAGTCCACCCTTCTGGCGAGCCTCACGAACCGGGTCTATGCGATCTCGCCCTATGAGGTGCGTCGCGCCCTGCTGGCGGACCGCATTCCCGCGAGCAGCGACAAGGTCGGCTTCGTCGGCCTCGACACCTATCTCGCCGCCGGCGGCACGCTCACCGGCGACCTCTTCACCGACGAGCGCTACATCGAGCACCCGGCCCTTCTGCAGCGCCTCGCCCTGGAGCGGCGCGAGGCCGTCGAGCGGGATTTCCGGGATGCCGGCTGGGGCTTCATCTTCTGGCGCAACACGCCGGAGGCGCAGAACTTCTGGTTATGGCAGCAACAGCCGCGCGAGGCCGTCTGGTCGCCCGAGGCCGAGGAGCGGGTCGACATCATCCGCAATGAGATCGCTGCCATCGACGCGGCGCGGCAGGCCCGCGAGGCCGACGCCCAGAATGACGACGCGGAAGATGACGACGCGGACGACGACGACGCCGAGATCTATGAGGACGGGCCCGAGGATGACGTCGCCGACTGGTGCGAGGGCGACGAAGAGCCGGCCGCGCCCGCCGCCGATTCCCTCGCCGACCAGCGCGCCGCGCTGCATGCGGAACTGGTAAGCCTCCGGCAGGCAGCCGAGTGCGCCGGCTGGACGCGGGAGGAGCGCGCCGGCCTCGCCGTCATCCTCGACTGGCGCCAGGGCAGCCTGACGGTCGACGCCGGCTATGTGCCGCCGGCGCTGGCGACGCACGAGGCCGACACCGCGGAGGGTGTGCCCGAGGACGACAGGGAGGGCGACGACACGCCGCAGCCGCCAGCCGAACCGGAAGCCCCCGGCCTGCCCCGCGCCGCGCTGCAGTCGCTCTCCCTCGTCGCCAACCGGGCCGCCGCCGCGACGATCGCGGCCGACGCGGATCTCGCGCTCTCCCTGCTCGCCGCCAGCTGGGTGGCGCGCGCCAACGCCCTCCACACCTCCGGCAACAGCGTGCCGCTCATCGTCGCCTCCCGCGGCCTTCACGACGGGCCGGCCAGCGACATGCTGACGGAGCTGGTGGCCGGCCCGGGCGGCAAGGCGGACCGCTGGGACAAGACCCGCCGCATCGCCGACTTCGCCGGCCTCGCTTCCGTGATCGCCGACATGTCGCGGCCGAGGCGGCTGGAGCTGGTCGCGGCCCTCGCCGCGGCGGCCATCGACCTCAGCCACGACACGATCGAAAACCGCGGCGGCAACGCCAAGAACGTCGACGCCGGTGGCGTCGCCGCCTTCCTCGCCACTCTGCCGGCCCAGGCCTTCGAGACCAATGCCCGACTCATCCTCTCCGCCCCCGGCGAGGCCGAGGCGATCTTCGGCGACTGGCCGAAGGAGGCTCTGGTCGAGGCCGTCCGCGCCATGGATGGCGACGAGGCCGGGAAACAGGCGGCCAGGGCGAAGAAGGCCGCCCTCGTCACCATGGTCGCCGACCGCGCCCGCGGCACCGGATGGCTGCCGAAGGGCCTGAGGCTTGCGTCGCCCGCGCAAGCCGAGGGCGCCGCTTCGTCGCAGCCGGACGGTGACGCCATGGATGACGGCGATGCCGACGACGAACAGGAAGCCGCGTGATGCCCGGCCGGCCGCCGCCGGGGCACGGCCTGACGCCCAGGGGCCGGCTTTGGTTCGCGGCCGGCCTCGCCGCCTTCCTCATCTACTGGGGCTCGGCCTTCGCCGCGCTCTTCCTCGGCTGGATCTGAACAGGAGAGCCCCATGAAAATCGGAGAGCCGCATTACTGCCCCATCGCCTACGCCGACGAAGGCGTGATGTACCGGAACAGCCCGGAGGAGTGGCTGCCCGAGATCAGTGGCGATGCCGACGCCATGCACCACGTGAAGCCCTATGGGGACTTCGACCTTGTCGAATTCGACGTGATGAGGAAGGTCGGCGACTTCCGGCTTCTCGTCCGCCGCGACAAGACCTTTGCCTGGCAGGGCGCCGCCCCGCCGGACGGCTGCACTCTCTTCGACTTCACCCACAGCGAGACCTGGGGCGACCGGCCGGCCGAGATCGCAGACGGGATCGTCGGCAACGACATGCTCGAGGGGGACGAGATCGTCATCGACATCGAGGCCCTGTGGAGCGAGCGGCACTCGCCGATCTACCGCGTTCGATGCGAGACCCTGTTCCTGGGCGAGGCGGTTGTCACGCGCGAGGCGGGGCCGGGCGGCGGCACAGTCACGACGGTCACCCATCCGGACAAGAAGGTCGAGTGGTCGCTGGAGCCCGTCGCCTTCACCGAGCTGGGGCCGCTGCCGCCGGTGGAATGGCACGGCGCGGCGCTCGACGTGGCGCCCGTCGCCGGGAGCGCGTGATGACCGGCAAACTCAAGCTGACCGACAAGCACCGGGCCGCGCTGGCAGCTCTCGCCTCGGCACACAGCGAGGCCGCCGACTTTGCGTTTCTCAACTTCGCCGGCATCACCCGCCGCGCGAAGGCCGCCGGCCACACCCTGCCGCGGGAAGACGTCCGCCGCACGGTGCGCCACCTCGCACGGAAGGGTCTCGCCACCTTCGGCCGCGGCCTCTGCACCGAAGACGGCGAGTTCGCCGGGTCCGGCTATGCGATCACCGACGCCGGGATGGTTGCCATCGACGAGGAGGCCGCCCATGGCTGACCAGCGCGACACCGGCATTTCATGGACCGACGAGACCTGGAACCCGGTCGTCGGCTGTTCCATCGTCTCACCGGCATGCACCAACTGCTACGCCATGGCCATGGCGGCCCGCATCGAGCGAATGAGCGGCGGCAAGACCCACTATCTCGGCACGACGAAAGTCGTGAACGGCAAGCCGGTCTGGACCGGCAATCTGGTCAGGGCGCCGGACCACATCGTCACCGCGCCGCTGCGCTGGAAACGGCCCCGCCGCATCTTCGTCAACTCCATGTCCGACCTCTTCCACGGCGACATGCCGGAGGAGTGGATCGACGAGGTCTTCGCGGTCATGGCGCTCTCGCCGCAGCACACCTTCCAGATCCTGACGAAGCGGCCGGAGCGCATGCGCGCCTACCTCACCAGAGATTGGGCCTCGGCCGCGCGCTTCCACGTCGAGAGCCTGACGTTGCCGACCATCTCGAAGAACGCCGGCAATGCGCAGGAGCGCCTTCGCCGCTACACCTTGCCCGGCCTCCCGCACCCTCTGGAGAACGTCTGGCTCGGCGTCACGGCAGAGGATCAGGCCCGCGCCGACGAGCGCATCCCGCCCCTGCTGTCGACACCGGCGGCGGTGCGCTTCGTCTCGGCCGAGCCGCTGCTGGGGCCGATCGATTTGCGATGGGCGCTGTTCCAGAATCCCATACTTATCGGGATTGGCTTCCTGAAGCGGGGTCGGTTTTCGCCCGGCCTCGAGAACTTACGTCCTCTCGACTGGGTCATCGTCGGAGGTGAGAGCGGCCCCGCCGCCCGGCCGACACATCCAGACTGGATTCGGTCTATCCGCGACCAGTGCGCTGCACCCGGCGTCGCGTTCCACTTCAAGCAGTGGGGCGAATGGGCACCGATCTGCAATCTCGCGGACGGCGAGGCGGACACCCTCTATCGCTCGAATCGCGTTGCCGAGGAAGGCGAAGACCAGCTTGCGCTCGATGAGATCTACGGTCGCACATGCAAGGTTCCGGTGGAGCACCTTGGCTATGGAGGGGCGAAGGGCCTCGATGCATTCTTCGACGTCGAGGGTAAGGGCGGCATGACGCTTTTCAAGCTCGGCAAGGCCCGCGCCGGCCGCACTCTCGACGGTAGGATCCACGACGCCTTTCCGGAGGCGCCATGAGCCGCACACCCGCCCGCGTTACCCAGGCCGATGTCGCCCGCGCCATCCGCGCGGCGAAGCAGACCGGCGCGGACGCGGTCGAGGTGCTGCCCGACGGCACGATCCGCATCCAGATCGCCCCTGCCGCGGCGCCGGCCGAGCCGGAGACCGGCGACCCGACACCCGCTCCGGAGCCCGTTGCGGAAGAAAAGGTCATCGTGTTCTGATGACGGCCATGCCGAAGCCGCGCTTCCCCCACCTGCGCCACGAGACGAACCGCCACGGCACCCGCGTCTGGTACGTGCGCATCGGCGACGGGCCGCGCACCCGCCTGCGGGCCGCCTATGGCACCGAGGCCTTCTGGCAGGAATACCGCGAGGCGATCGACGGCACGGCGCGGCCGGCCGGCAAGGCCCGCGCAGGATCGTTCCGCTGGCTGGTAGAGCGCTACAAGGTCTCCGGCGCCTACGCCGGCCTTAAGCGATCGACGCGCGGCGCCCGTGACAACCTTCTGAAGGGCATCGTCGACAAGGTCGGCGACGAGCCGATCTCGGCCTTCAACAGGGCGTCGATCGAGGCGAGCCGCGACGCACGCCGTGACCGGCCAGAGGCGGCCAACGGCCTGGTGAAGACCCTGCGGGTGCTCTTCGCCTGGGGAATGCAGGACGAGACCACCCGCGCATATGTCAAGGCGAACCCGGCCGCCAGCGTCTCCATGATCGCCAGCCGCAGCGAGGGCTTCCACACCTGGACCGACGAGGAGGTGGCGAAGTACGAGGCCAAGTGGCCCCGCGGCACGCGTGAACGCCTCGCCCTGGACGTGCTGCTCTACACCGGCCTCCGCCGCGGCGATGCCGTCCAGCTCGGTCGCCAGCATGTCCGCAACGGCATCTTCTCGATCAAGACGGAGAAGACCGGCGAGTGGGTGACGGCGCCGATTCTCGAGCCGCTCGCCCTGTCGATCGAGGCGGCGAAGACCGGCGACCTGCACTACCTGGTCACGTCGCGCGGCGAGCCCTGGTCGAAGGAGAGCTTCACCAACTGGTTCCGCAAGTGCTGCAAGGATGCCGGCGTGCCGGGATCGGCCCATGGCCTGCGCAAGGCCGGCGCATCGAGGGCGGCCGAGAACGGCGCCACGGAGGCCCAGCTCAACGCCCTGTTCGGGTGGAAGGAGGGCAGCCGCGAGAGCGCCACCTATGTTCGCAAGGCCCGCCGCAACATTCTCGCCATGGACGCCGCCCAGCTGCTCCTGCCGGACCAGAAAAAGAACAAAACCCGCCGCACCTCACCGAAAGGTGCGGCGCCGAAGGCGAATAAGCCTTGATGTTCAATCCCTTGAAAAAGTGATGGTGCCCGGGGACGGGAGGCTAGAAACACGCATTTCCAAGCACTTATCGCGAAGGTGGGGCGGACTGACCCTCATTGAGATCGTTGGGGCTTTTTGAAAAGCCGCCGCACCGTAGGATCGACCAGGCTCAATTCCGGAACGGGAACCGAACCGTCTTCATGTTCGCAGCTAGGGTCTCACCTTCGCTTCACGAGTTTGGAAAAAGATAAGCGCATCAAAGGTCGCAAGTTGCGCTGCATACTGCGAGGGATAGAGCCTCTGTGCAAAAATAGGGGGATCGTCTCCCCTCGACAGCGAGGCCGACCACTGCCCGCTTTTTTCGAAGACAGTAATCAAGTATCCGGCGTGCCTGATGTACAGGTTTCCCCTTCGGGAGAAGCGCCAGCCCGTTCGGCCGGGCCAGCGCTGGCGCCGACCCGCAGCGTTTTTCATCGCGCGGTCACGGTCCTTGGCTCCCTCGAGGTCGCCTTCCATGTGACCGGCACAGTCGCAACCGCAATCGAGCGCGCCAGGATAGTCCGGGTGCGTCATGGTGTGGACGAAGCGGATCTCCTGCGCCTCGCACATTTCGCAGATCTCGCGATCGCTCTCGAGGTCCTGGATGCCGACGCAGGTCCAGCCGGTACGAGGGACCCCTGCTCTGGACCACTTGCCTCTTCCACCAGCAGGGCCATGCATCAATCACGTCCTCCGAAATTCCGAGCCTGTGCTAGGCCCATTATCCCCATCCAGCGTGCACCTGCGGAGTTCGGCATCCATAACGTGTGGTATAGTAGGCTGTCGCGCAACCACAACCGGATGACTCGATGGCGTTCAAAGGTGAGACTGTATTTGTTCCGCCCTCTTCTTTCACGGTCAAACCACACTTCCCCGACAAGCCGGAGCGACAGTCTCCGGAGGTGCTAGAGTTCAGAGAATGGGTAAGGGATGGGAAAGAGCCCTACCTCTGGCGCTTACATACCCACACCAAGCCGCCGCTAGGTGCGCCCATTGCCTACATCACCGATTTCCAATTGCCTCGAGCAGCGAACGGCGAGACGCGGTGCACCCCTTGCCCCTGCTGCACCCCGACCACGGCGAAGTTCGCCACGGGACTGCTGGCATGGTTTCCCGATGAGAAGGTCCTTCGGGCCGTCGGTCCGCAGTGTTACCGAACATTGAACCCTGATGGCCACAACGCTGCAAAGGCCGCATATGATCTGGTTCGTCGGATCGAGGCTGACAGAGAGTTCCTGCTTGACAACTTGACCCGCGTTCGCGAGGCGCATTCCGCCATCATCAACAACGTCCCGATCTCGCAGGCCTACGATGAAGCGAGGAGTTGGATCCTCGATAGCCTGCAGAAGCTCAATGTCCCGCTGCATCAACTCGCTCGAGATGGGTCGCTGCCGTTGGAGCGCATCGAAGATGTCGCAGTGCAGGATCGCCAGGGAAACGTGACCGTCCGACAGCAGTCGATCCGCTCGTCATATGGACCACTTTCCGGCTTACCGTTTTTCGACGCCTCCCTCCCACCCCTCCACGATCGGATGGAAGCCGCTTCAAGGGCCCTTGGACGCGCCCTTCTCCGTTGCAATGACATCGAAAGCATGGCTCCGACCGAGCGCAACGCCGCGGTAAGAGCGATCACCCGAGCCCGCTCTCGGGCCGTCGAGCTGACAGAACTCCTCCAGACTTGGACTACAGCAGTATCGCCGCTCAATTTTTCGACGATCTCAGGGTGGGGGCGACACGCCGACGCCCCAGCAAGCCTCTTCATCAGATTTCGCGGCAGACAGCTCTTTATTGGACGAACCGAAGCGAGCGCAGAGTTTCGCCTGATGAGACCCGAGTTCCAGTTTTCGGTTCGACCCATCCCGCCCCTCAGCGTCTAGCGCGCATCGAACAGCCCCATCGTCGTCGCCTCTCGCGGAAGCCCCTTCGACGTGACGATGATCTCTTTCGCCGAGGTCCCCTCTCCGCCGGCGATCGTGTAGGTCAGGTCCACGCCCTCGATGTCGAAGGCGGCGAAGGCGTCGCGGGTGCCGGGCACGTCGTTGACCGAGAGGATGAACCGTCCGGAGATTCCGGAGAGTTGGGCGGCGAGGCGCGCGAAGTCCTCGCGGCCGAAGACGCCGGCGCCATAGTCCGTCTCGCTGCCCCAGTAGGGCGGGTCCAGGTAGAAGAGCGTACCGGGGGAATCGTAGCGCTGGATCAGCTCGGCATAGGGCAGCCGCTCGATGACGACGCCGGCGAGGCGGTCGTGCAGTTCGTCGAGGATCGGCGCCAGGCGGCCGACGTCGAAGCGGCCGGGCGTGCCGGGCGAGACGCCGAAGTTCCGGCCGGCGACCTTGCCGCCATAGGCGGTGCGCTGGAGATAGAGGAAGCGGGCGGCGCGCTCGAGGTCGGTCAGCGTCGCCGGGTCGGTGGCCATCAGCCGCTCGAACTCCCCCCGGCCGGTGACGCGCCAGCGCAGCATGTCCATGAACGGCTCATAGTGCCGCTGCAGGATCCGGTAGAAGGTCGCGACATCGCCCGAGATGTCGTTGATGACCTCGCATTTCGGCGCGCGCTCGCGGCGCAGGAACACGCCACCCATGCCGATGAAGGGCTCGGCATAGGTCTCGTGCGGCACCGCCGCGATCATGGCGACGAGGCGCCGCGCCAGCTGCTTCTTGCCGCCGATATAGGCCGCGGCGGGATGGACCGGCCGCACCCGGCGGGAACCGTCATTCACAGGGACCATTGAGAACATTCCGCGAACAGAGTAGCGTCCCCGCTGCGCACCGGTGCGTGCGGCGGGTCGCTTTCACGGAACGTGGTCAGGCGATGCGGGGGTGGCTTGCCGGCTTGTCCCGCAGTGGGTGGCGCTTGCGCGCCGCCGCCCCGCCTGCCCGGTCACGAGGGAACGGGCAGCGATATGGGCGGAAAGGTGGAACACCCCTTCAGGGTGGAGGTCTGGGAGGGCGACAAGGTCACCGAGACGCTGGCAGTGGCCGGCAATGCCGTCGTCGGCATCGCCGCCTACGAGGCCGCCGTGAACGAGCGGCCCGGCCGTTCCGTGACGCTTCGCCATGGTGCCCGCATCGTCCGCTCGTCGGCGGCGGCGCATGTCGGCCCACCGACCGTGGCCATGCTCAAGGCCCAGGGCGTCGCTGGCGTCAGGCTCTGGTGCGTCGGCTGCGGCCGTCACGCGGTGCTGAGCTGGGCGCAGCTGAAGGCGGGCGACGATGAGCCCTTCCCGACGGCCGGCCGACAGCCGGCCTGCTCCGCCTGCGGCAGCCGGGAGGTGACGCGCATGCCGGACTGGCCAGGACACAAGGAAAAGCCGAGATGAAGAGCCGCGCCATCATCATCCCGCTCATCGGGGTCGTGCCGTCGAAGGTGCCGGTGATCAGGCTGCCGAAGCAGAAGCCTAGTGCTGCCGCTTCGCGCGGGCGAGGCTGATGGCGAGATCCGTGGTGCCGTTCGCCTTCCGCATGTGGAGGTGAGCCTCGGCGAGGCCGGCCAGCGCCATGGCCACGACATCCTCGTCCCAGCCGGCCGCCTTTGCCTTCTCCGCGAGCTCCTGAAACCAGGGTTCGAGCGCGAACTCGGCATCGAGCACGTGGTCGGGGTCGGCCGGGGTGGTTTTCGGGCGCGGGATGGTCATGGAGCATCAACGCACGGCCGGCCGCAATGGATCAACGCCGGGACGAAAAAGGCCCACCACCCCGAGAGGCAGCGGGCCAAGTCTCGGGAGGAAACGCCCAAGGAGGGCTGCGGGCATCGCAGGGCGATACCGCGCCTCCGGCCATTCGCGGCCGAAGCTGGAGTGCTGGCCAGTCGGCCGGCTGGAAGTCGAGGTAGAACGTCATGCCCGGCTCGACCGGGCCACGGCGTTGCAGGTGATCTTGTCGATGCCGGAAACCGCCGGCGCGGATATCTCTAGTCCTGGTCCTTCGCCGGCGGCGGCAACGCCAGCTGTCCCAGCGCCTCGACGAGGAAGGCCGCGAACCGGGCGGCTGCCATGGGCGGAAAGACGAGGGAGACCTCCGCCGTCTCGGCGATGATGGAGACGCTGACGACACCGTCGCAGGCCCGGGCCGTGGCGAGCTGGACGGTCAGCGGCCCCGCCGTCATGGCCGCTGCATCCGCGCGGCGATGTCGCGGATCGCCTGCTGCAGGGCCTTGATCTGCTCGTCCTGCCGCGCGTGCACGGCGTCATATCCCTCCATTGACTGGACGAGGCGAGCGCTGTTGGCGGCCGATTGCTCGACCAGGCCGAGCTTCACCCGGTCGATTGCCGTGTCGCGCTGGAACACCTGCAAGGCCGTCTGCGTCGAGGTGATCGTGTCGGCCTGCGCACGAACCTGAAGGCCGAGCTGCGTCACCTGGGCGATGGCGTCGTTGCGCGCGGCCTTTGTCTCGTTCTGGATCATCCACATGAGGCCGCCGATGATGATCACCGTCACGCCGGCGATCGACGAGCCCATGGTGATGAACTGCGGCAGGGTCACCCGGCCGGCCTTGGCGTTCTCGGCGGAGGCGCGGGCGGCATCGATCTGCTGGGCGGCCTCCGCCTCCTTCTGCCGGCGCCACTCCTGCCGGAAGTCCCGCTGCTCGCCAACGAAGGCAGACAGGTCGCTGGCGATGCCCTTCACCTCGTTCGACAGGACCGTGAAGTCCGTTTCGAGCTTGGCGATCCGATGGGCGTCCGTGAGGGGCTCCGACATGATGCACTACCTCCCCTGCGCTGCCGCAGCCGCGGGGCCGCCGCCGGTCTCTACGTCGCCGAGCGAGACGGCCGCGCCCACCGCCGCCGCCCGGCGTTCCTCGCATGTCCTCAGCGCCGAGCGGTCGCGGCCCCAGAGGCTCGTCACCTCGCGCTCCGTCAGGCGCCGACCGGGCAGCGCCACAGGATCATCGCAGCGGCGCTGCGCCTCGGCCGGCACGGCCGGGCGCAGCAGCTGCGTCCGCACAACTGGCGGGGGAGAGGAGGCACACGCGCTCACGAGACAGGCCACCGGCCCCAGTATCAGGAAGCGCCGCATTGGCTCTCTCCAGTTCGGCTTGCAGGGTGGATTCGCGGGCCTCCGCGGCGCGGGCGACGCGGTCGGCTTCCATGGCGGCCTCGGCGGCCTTCAGGCGGGCTTCGGCCACCGCCTGGTTGGAGCGGGCGATCTCGCTCTTCCAGTGCGCGTCGCGCGCCTCGGTGGCGGCCTTGGCGCCGGCGGTGCGGGCATCGTCGATCGCGCCGCGATACGCCACCAGCGCGGTTGCCACAGCCCCGGTGAGGGCCGCCGCCAGCGCCAGGGCGGCGACGCCGATGACGATCGGCTTCGAGATGCCGAACATCAGCCGCCCTCCGTCTCGGGATCCACCGGGGCCATGGCCTGGCTGCGATAGTCCATGGCGCCGGCGAAGCGGTGGATGCCGAGCGTGCCGAGCAGCACGGCGGCGATCGTCGGCAGGAACAGCGGCGCCAGCGTCGCAGAGCGGGCGGCGAGCTGCTCGTCGCCGAACAGGCCGCCGCCGAGCAGCAGGAAGAAGGCGGCGCCGGAGCCGGCGAAGCCCATTTTCAGGGCGCGGCGGGTGAAGCCGTAGGTGGGACGTTTCAGGGTGCGGGCCATGGCGTCACCGGATCGGCTGGGTGGCCTGCCAGTGCATGCCGTCGTGGCGGCGCTGGTCGGCCATGGAGCCGTTGCCGTTCCAGTCGCCGCCCCAGGTCCAGCCCTCGGCGGCGAAGGCGGCCAGCACCTCCGGACAGGTGGCAAAGTGCGGCGTCGGGTCGCCGAGGCCGTTGCGCGGCGCGTCGAAGTCCACAGCGCAGCCGAAGGCGTGCATCGACAGGGTCGAGAGCCCGCGCATGACGCGGTAGTTGAACGAGCCGGAGAAGACCGACATGCCCCAGTCGTCGATCACCGCCTGGTCGCGGCCGGAGCGCTCCCAGATGTCGGCGAGCACCCGGGCGAGGCTCTCGGCACAGTGACGGTGGATGGTGATCCTGGTGATGCGGATCTCGCCCATGGCCATGGCGAAGGGCGGCGGCACCGTCACCAGATTGGCGCGCCGCCAGGCGTCGGAGACCACCCCGCCGCCGGGCCCGCGCGGGTCACCATAGACGGAGCGATAGGCAAGCACGTCGGACTGCTTCGGCCATGCGTTCATGGCGGCCTCCCTGGGGCTGGTCGGAATCGGTGTTGGCGTGGATGACGGCCGCCGCCGCCAGCGCGGCGAAGGCGAGGCCGGCGAAGACGACGAGCGCCATCGGCCCGGTCTCGGTGACCAGGGCTTCGGAGATGTTCGGGGCGGTCATGGGGGGGGGCTATCCGATCAGCCGTCGAAGCGGCCGGTGAGGATCAGGATGTAGAGGGGCGCGGCGGCGATGAGTGCCAGCGCCAGGGCGGCATCACGCCGGCCAGCCTGCGTTGATGTCGATCGCCAGCACTGCGTCCATGTCATCTGCCTCGGTCACCTGATCCTTCAAGGACCAACTGTGGGCGAGGATCTCGCCGAGGTGGGCTTGCATCCCGAGCATGGCGGCAAGCGCCTCTGAAGCCGTTACGGGCACGTTGGTGTTGTCTGCTGTGCGAATTGCCCCGCAAGAGGATGCGCCGCCGCCCTGCGCCACCATGATTGACGCGACCTGCGCAAGGGCAAGCCAGAATGGTTGATCGCTCTCGCGTGTCTGGAGAAGCTTGACGCCGTAGGCCCCTCCAAAATCGTGCGGGTAGCCTGCGGTGTGCTTGGTCAGCCAGATCGTGTCGATCTCTTCCTTGACGCTCTCTCGCGTCGGTGGCGGCGCTGAGAACGGGGCAATCTCAACACCGCCGGCATCCAGTTCCGCTCTGTCGGCATTCGCCATGTCGTCGGGCACATAGAAGACCCGGCCATCCCGCGTCACTTCGATGATGTCGGGAGAAGAAAAACGTGCGGTGGTCGTCATGGTCAAAGCTCCACACTCGCGACCCAGTTACCCTGGACGATGTAGGCGCGGCCTTGGGTGGCGCCCGTGACTGTGAGGTTCACCGACATGCCGTTGACCGTCAGCGTCCCTGACAGGGCCGTGACGCTGCTGTCCTGGTATGCGGCGCCGTCGTACCACTGCCAATGCGTGTCCGTGCCGCCAGCCTGGTTCGACTTGAAAAAGGTGACGCTCGGGTTCGCCCGCATCTGCACGGGGAAAAGGATGCTGGCGACGCCGACGCCAACTGTCGTCCAGGCAAATCCCGCGTACCAGTTCGACCCTATGCCTTCGGCGGGGGCCTGCGAAAGCGTGAAGCTCTTGCAATAGTACCGCTGACAGAGGTGCAATTCGGTCGTGATGGGCCGGACCTCGCGCGGGGCTGCAACCGATCCTTGTTCGAGCTGCAAGGCATAGTCCATGGTGACGTTCTGGGCGACAGTGCCTTCGGTCCAGATCAGCACGATCAGGTTGTTCATGGACGAGCCGAGCGTGCCGGTCAGTGCCGTCAGGTCGGTCAGGGTGTTCGCGGAAAGGGCCAGCGATCCGACCGCCGTCACTGTAAGGTTCGATGCGAGGAAGAAGTTGCCGGCGGTGTAGGTGCTGCTCGTCCAGTCGTTGACGACGTCGGAGGTCACGCTGTCGGCAGTGCTAGTCCATTCGAGGATGGCATACCGCAGGGTCGCTGCGGCCGAGCAGCGCACCCGGCCGGAGAGGGTCACCGGCTCGCCGCGCAGGTGCTTGCAGTTGACGCTCTCGACAATCTGCGAGATGCCCATGCGCTGGGCGGTCGCCTGGCTCTGCGTCATGCGCATCATCGACGGCAGGCCGTTCTCGACGTCGGAAAGCGCCGACACGGCGACGGCCCCGGTCTGTGTCAGCACGTTCCATCGGTCGTGCCCGTAGGTGTCGTCGGCGTTGGATGATGCCAGTCGCTGGTTGATCCGCCCCATGGGATTAATCAGCAGATTGCGGAAGCCGCCGAGCGGGCCGCCATTGAGCGAGGTCAGGCTCACGTCGCCGGTGAAGGTCGCACCGGCAAGGGCAGCGAAGGCATCGGCGCCAGCCGCAACCCAGGCCGAGCCGGTATATTGCAGCCTGGTTGCGGCGCCATCCACTGTCACCGTCATGCCCGCGATCGGCGCGGTGAAGATATAGCGCGTGTTCGCCGCGTCGTACTGCGCGATATAGCCCTCCTTGCCGGCGAAGGCGCCGGTGGCGGTCGCGATGACGAGGTGGCGGTCCCCGTCCGCCGGCGACCCCGGCGGGGCGGTTGCCTGGCTGATCACCGGAATCGAGCGGTTGTCCTCGGAAGCGGCCAGGAGCTTCGCATAGACCTCGCGCGTCACCTCGGCATTCGCAGCGAGCGAGGTGCGCAGCCGCGAGACCGGCGCAACGTCGAACTGCACCGTGCCGGAGGTCGGGGCGTTCCGCAGCAGGGTCAGTGAGCCCGCGGCAACGACATCGATCGCCAGCTCCATTCCGTTCGGATCAACCGCACGGTCTCCGCGCTCCACGCCCTCGAGGATCGGGTTGGTGCCGGTCACGGTGACGGTCTTCGACCCCCCCGTGAAGGTCAGGGTCGCAGCCGCATTGGTGATGTAGGCGACGTCGGACATGGGTCAGGGTTCCTCGCCGGGTGGCGGAAGGGGAAGAAGAGGTCGAGGGTCAGGCGGTCACGATCTCGGCCGGGTCGGCCATGCGGCCGAAGGCGTAGAAGGTCTCGGGATCGCCGAGCGTGTGGGTGGCCGAGATGCGCCAGAGCGCGCTCGACCACGGCAGCGCGACCGGCTTCCCCGTCTCCTCCGCGTCCCGGAGGCGCGCGATAAGCGCCGCGTGGCGACCGGGGTCCGTCGACATGAAAACGAGGTCGTCTTCCTCGCCGATGCCGCCGCGCAAGAGGCTCGAAGCATCGCGGCGGATGAGCAGCTTCTCGATGTCCACGCCTCACCTCTTCGGCAGCAGGATGGTGATGTTCGAGGAGATCTTCAGCGGCATGCCGTTGCCGGCGCCGTCGCCGCCCGGCTGCATGCCATTGGCCGTCGTCGGGCCCCAGCGGCGCGTGAGGTAGACGTTGTAGGTGCCGGCCTTGGCCTGGAAGATGTCGACGAGCACCGACTGCTGCATGCCGAAGCCGTAGATGACGATACCGCCTGTCGGCGAATAGCCGGAGTAGTTGGGGCAGAGGCCCTCGCGGCTGACGGAGACGTTGCCGGCGCCGTCGTCGAGCTCCAGCCGGTAGGCGACGACCATGGGATTGTAGGAGCCGCCGTTCCAGCCGTTGCTGGTGTTTCGCGCGGTGATGTCCATGAGCACCGCCACCGGGCAGTAGTCGTCGTCGGTAGCGCCGTCGCCGATCGAGCCGGGGTTCTCCGGGACCGTGAGCGTGCCGAGCGAGGAGAAGCGCAGATAGGTGTTGCCGATGCCGCCCGCGGCGTTGCCGGTGCCGACGTTCTCGTGCGAGCCGGGTTCGGCCCGCGCGAACTCGAAGAACTCCGAGAAGTCGCCGGACTTGAAGCGATCGAAGAGCACCGTGCGCGTCGTCGCATCGAAGACCGCGAAGGGCACGCCCGTCGCATCGAGCCATTCGCTGCGGTCGGCCGTGAACAGGATCTTGCTGCGGACCGTTCCGCCGTCGTCATAGATGGCGATGCGCTGGCCCGTCGCCTTGTAGGTTCCGTCATCGCCGGTGATCGAGGCCTCGACCTCGAAATAGGCGAGGTAGGAATGCGGCCCCGCCACCGCGCCGAGCCGCATCTTCACGCCCGCGCTGCCGGCTCCGAAGACGGCCTCCATCACCTGCTCGGCGAGGGCGAGCGACTGCGCCTCCGTGATCTTCGTGGTCTCCAGCGTGCCGATCGATGCAGTATTGGCACCGATGGCGCTCTCGGCGCTCTCCATCCGCACCGTCAGCGCGGCATCGGCGCCGGCGAGCGCGATCTGCACGTCCGACAGTTCGGCTCGCGCCGAGCCCCGCACAGACTCCAGCTTCTTGACCTGCACCGCAGCGCCATCGAGCACCGCCTGCTCGAGCGCCTGCTGCGAGGCCGTCACCTGCTCCACGAGGTCCCGCGCCGCCTTCAGCTGCGCCGCCATGGCGGTGAGGCCGGCGGAGACCGCAGGATCGAAGGTCGCCCAGTCCACCCCGCCCGGCTCCACCGTGTCGGTGATGATCGCCTTCTTCACCACGTGGTTCGGGTCGGAGGTCACCGGCGCCGGCGTCTGCACGGTCGTGTAGCGCGGCGGCGTGGTGACGAGGTCCGCCTCGAACTCGTAGTCCGTCTCGGCCTGGATGCCGGAATCGACTTTGCCGGGACCGCCGGCGGCCAGCGTGTCCGTCGTGTCGAAGCGCTGCTGCGACCAGTCGGTGGCACCCACCGGCCGGTAGCGGACGATGACGGCATCCACCGCCAGGTCGGCGATCGGCGTCCAGGAGCAGAGGAAAACGGGGAGCTTCTGGCCGCCCTCGCCGACATCGTAGCTGGCCGCTACGGCGAAGCCGGCGACGGTCGCCAGCCGCTCCGCCGCCGAGGGCAGGTCGGCCGCCACCAGCGGGTCGAGCTGGTCCGCCTCCGGATCCCAGTCCCAGATGTCGGGCGAGGTCTCGACGAGACCCCAGGACAGCGTCAGGTCGCGCTGCTTCTTCCACTGCTGGATGTGGAACTCTCTGGGCTCGCCACCGTGATAGGTGGAGGCCCAGGTGACGGTGTCCATGGTCTCGGCGTCGCGCAGCCGCGGCGGCACGGCGACGGTGGCGGTCGCCTGCAGGCGCATGCGCCGGCGGGCGATCTCCATCAGGTGCTGCGCCTGCGTCTGGCTCGGCACCTGCGAGAGGGTGAGTGTCATGGTCAGCCGCTCGCCGCCGTCGATCGCCTCGTCCTCCGAGGAGGTGCGCAGGGGCAGATCCTGCAGCTCGAAAGCATTCCAGGGATCGGCGAACTTGCCGGCCACGGCATTGTAGCGGTCGGAGCGCGGCTTCTTTGCCTTGTAGCGGCGCGGGCCCTTCACCAGGTCGGCGTCGGTGATGGCCACCACCGGCGTCTGCGGCCCGCCGGCGGTGAGACGATAGGTGCCGCCACGCTCGGTCTCCCAGCCGGCCATGGCATCATAGAAGATCTGCAGGTTGTCGCGGTGGGTGCGCTCGTTGGTGATGACCGCCGCGATGCGCCACATCGGCTCTTCCTCGTCGTCGAGGAGCGGGCGCGGCGTGTCGCAGAGGTTCGCCGCGGCGATGCGGCTGTCCATGCGGATCCGGGCGATGGGCGTGCCGATGCCCATCATCTTCACGCCGCCGATGTAGACGCCGAGGCGGTAGTCGGTCGCGGCGAGAGCGACATTGTCGCTCCACTCCCAGGTCGCCTTGTCGGCGCGGGAATGGCTGCCAGTGCCGCCATAGGTCGTGTCCTTGCGCGGATCCCAGAGGCGCCGGCCGCGGACGATGAACTCGATCTGCGGATTGGCCGAGAGGTTCTTGTTGGAATCCGGCTCGATGTCGACGATGGCGTAGCAGACGCCGCCGCCCTTGTGGTCGGCAGTCCAGAACTTGTTGCCCTGGGCATCGGAGCCGGACTGGGCGACGAGCGTCGCATCGGCGTTCTGCACCGGGCGCCCGTCATAGAACTTCACCTTGACGTTGTTGCCGTATTCCTTGGTGGTCACCCAGCCCGAGCCGTCGGCGCCGGCTGACTGGAGGCCGGGGGTCCAGGGCGGGTCGCCGAGATGGGTGCCGTCGCCGCCGGGGTCGGTATCGCCAAGGATACCGCCCTGGAACTGCTTGCCGGCATTGGACCACTGCCCGTCGATGCCGTTGAAGCGACAGCGCTCGCCGTCGATGACGATGGCCTCCATGGCATCGTGCCAGTCGATGCCGATGAGGCGGACATGCAGCACCCGGCGGCCGGTCTGCACCGGCGGCATAATGCCCCCTTGCAGCTTCTGCCGGCCATAGACGCAAAACATCGGCACGTTGGCACCGGCCTTGGCCTCGAACTCCTGCCCCGGCGGGCGCTGGCGCGGCGTGAGCAGCCGCTGCAGCGCATACATGCCGGCGGCAAGGCCGATGCCGACGATCGCCTGCGCCGCGACCAGCGGAATGCCGGCAGCGACGAGGACAGACGAGAGAGCCGCGACGATGGGTGCAAGGATCATGGATCAGACGCGGAAGGCCCGGGTCAGCAGGTGCCGCGGCGCGGTGACCGACAGGCCATCGGCGCGGACGATGGCGAGGGTCTCGCCGATGACGATGCAGCCGGCCGGCCCGTCCGGACCCGCGACCGTGCCGACATCGCCCTGGCGGGCGAAGGCCGGCGGAATCTCCTCGAGCACGGCGGCGAGCACCGCGCCGACATCGGCGAAGCCGTGACGCGCCATGACGCGGCGGGCGGAGGCCTCATCGGTCCAGCCGGAGGGCCAGGCGCTGGCGTCGGCGGCGGTGAGAGCCACCACCATGTCGCGGCAGAGGGTGACGCAGTCTAGCCGTCCCCAGCCCGGCTGGAGTGACCGGAGCCGCGCCATCTCCTCCCGGAAGGCCGGCAGCCAGACGCGCTTGCGCGGCGGGGCTCGCAACAGGGAGGCCTTGGCGACACCGTCGGGCTTCCGACGCGATCGCGCCCTCGGCTTGCGCGGGCGCGATGCGTCCACGAGGGAACTCATCTTCCAACCTTGATCTTGATCGACTTGGTGACCGCGACGCTGTCGAAGAAGGCGTCACCGGGATTGGCGGAGCGGAACAGGGCCGGCGAGAAGGTGGCGGTTTCCTTGCGGCCGTGGTCGAAGGAATCGCTCTCCAGGGTCATCACGGCGGAGACTTCGCCCTTGGCGGTGTCGCGTTCGTGCTCGACCGGGCCGCACTTGCCGGACCATTCCGGGGTCACGTCCACCACCCGCCCCTCGGCATCGAGCAGGGCGAAGTAGAGAGTCACGGGCCGGCCGATATAGGCGATCGTTTCAATGCGAGCGAAGGTGTCGGCCGCGTCGGGAATGGCGCGGTCGGCCAGGGTGCGGATGCCGACCGAGAGCTGCTGGGCGAGGCCCTGCGAGTAGCTGACGACGTCAAGCTCGAGCACGCCGCCGGGACGATAGGTCAATCCCTCGAAGGTGGTGTCGACAGAGCCCGACCAGAAACCGACGGGGCCGCCATCGGCCACGTCGAAGTCGAAGCGCAGCATCCAGCGCTCGCCGACCCGTTCGGCGCGCAGGGCATTGAGGACGTCGGTGGAGAGGCCGCGGGCCATGGGGTTTCCGGAGAAGTTGTCAGGGGGGAGCTGCGACGCCGTCACGCCATCGGCTTGCGCGGGCGGGACGGCGCGACCTCACAGCTCCGCGAGGACCCTGTTGATGGAGACCGCCTTGAAGGCGATCTCGCCGTGAATGGAGAGGACGTGCTCGAAGGATCCGGGCCGCAGGTGGAAGAGCTGCAGCGGTCGGTCGAGCGAGACGGAGACGCCGGAGGCGGTGGCGAGCAGGATGCGCGGGATGACCGAGACGGTGGCAGCGCCGCCGCCACTGGCCGTCACGTCGGCGACGATTTCGTGGACGGTGCGCACGCCGGAGGTTGTGACGATGCCGAGGCGGTCGCCCGCCGAGAGCTGGTAGCCAGCGCCGAGGCCGGCTAGCGGCACCAGCCGCGGCGGATCCTGCGGCAGGGCGGCAGAGAGCGTCGGGGTGGGCGGCGTGACGGTTGCCTGGTCATAGGCGCGCGGGCGCCGGGTGCGCGGATCGAAGCCGAGGAAGCGGCCGGCGTGAAGGGTGCGCACCCGCTGCACCCAGCCCTTCAGCACCATGTAGTCGTCATAGTCGAGGCCGGAGACACGGACGGAGAGCGTCCAGCGCGGGTCGACCAGCTCGGCCTCGACTCCGGCGCCGTCGTCGCTGGCCGAGAACTCACCGACATTCGGCACCTCCATCAGGGCCTCGTCATAGAGGGCGAGCGGCAGGACCGGCAGGCCGTCGACATCAGCCTGGAGCGTGACGTGGGCCATCACATTCCCTTCGAATAGGGCATGACCTCGATGCCGTGGCGATCGGCATCCTGGACGGTCGGGACAATGCGGCCAGCCACCTCCGCGTCGCGGCGCTCGACCTCGGCGATGATCGTGGCGCGGTCGGCGGCCGTGACATTGTTGAAGTGATAGGTGTTGGCCATGGTGACGCCGCCGGAGCGGGCCTGCAGGGCCTGCATGGCGGCATCGCCCATGGCGAGCGACTGGGCCACGGCGCTGCGCTGGTTGCGGGTGAGCATCTCTTCGCCGATCTGACCGATGATCGGCAGCTCGTCCGGTCGCAGCCCGCCGCCGCCGTGGAAGCGGGGGGCGCCGGCGAAGACGCCGGGGGAGGCGGAGCCCGGCGTGCCGTGGGTGCCGAGAACGCCGCCGGCATGAAAGAACATGAAGGGCGAGAGCGTCGCCGGAGCCGCTGCGGCGCCCATGCCGAAGAGGCCGCCGAGCATGCCGAAGAGCCCGCCGCCGGCCATGCCGCCACCCGCCATGCCGGCAGCGCCCATGCCGCCGCCCAGCATGCCGAAGAGGCCGCCGACGGTGGAGCCGCCGCCGGCCGCCGGGGCGAGGCCGAGGATGCCGGCGAGAGGGCCCTGCCCGAGCAGCGCCGCCATGAGCAGCGCATCGGCGAGCTTCTTGACCAGGTTCATCACCGCTTCCTGGGCATTCTTGCCGCCGGAGATGATGTCGGAGAGGAAGCCGGAGGTGAGTGTGCCGGAGAACTGGACCGCGTCGTTGTAGGCCTTCTGTGCTGCCTCGGCCGCCTTGATGGCATCCTTCAGCCGACCCTGCGCCTCGGCGAGTGCGAGGATCTTCTGGCGCTGCTCTTCGGTGAGCGTGCCGCCGGTGCGGCGGGCCTCGGCCTCAGCCTTGGCGATGGCCAGGGCCTTCTCCTTCTCGACCGTCGACTTGCCGATCGTCGCCAGCTCGGCCTTCAGCACCTCGTTGGATTTCTCCATGGCGTTGATGAGCCGCTCATAGGCCGTGGCCCATTCATCGGTCTTCTCCGCCGAAGTACCAGAGGCGCGCGGCGTCGAGCCCGCTCCGGCCGAAGCCGGCCGCGCATTGGGCACCGGCGCATTGAATGAGGTGGCGGGCGGCGGCGTGCCGCCATAGCCGAAGTCGACCGGAGCCTCCGGCACGTCGGAGGCCTCGCGGCGGGCGACGCGCCCCTGCGCATCGCGCAGCTGCTGTTCGAGGCCACGGCGCTGCAGCGGCGACAGGCCGGCATCGCGCAGGCGGGTTTCGAGCGCGGTGATCGACTGGGCGTCGGTGGCGGCGATGGCGCCTGCCGTCGTGCCGGGCACCAGGCTGGCGAGCTGGCGCATGAGGCGCACGGCCTCACCAACGACGCCGACGACCTTGGTGAACTGCTCGGCGGTCCATGCCGCGCCGTTGCCGATGGCCAGCGCCAGGCGGGCGCACTCGTCGAGGATCGGCCGGAGGTTCTTCGACAGCTCTTCGGTGTTGGCCTCCCAGCGGCGCTTGAGTTCGTCGGCGCGGGCGATGAGCTCAGGCGAGACGAGCGAGCCGTCGCGCAGGCCGGAGGCGGCCGTCTTCTCGACCTCCGCGAGGAAGCCGGAGAAAGAGGCCCGGCCCTGCTCCACCCGCTCGGCGAGATTGTCGAGGCCGAGCTGACGCGCGAGATCGATGGCCGCGAGGCGCTGCCCGGCGCCTTCCATGTCGCGCAGCGCGACGAGGACGGCACGGATCCGCTCCTCGGCGTTCTGGGCATTGGCGAAGAGGGTGGGCGACTCCGACAGGCCGAAGTCGTTGGTGCCGCGGAAGCGCGCCTGCAGGAGGTCGCCGGTGCGGTTGGAAACACCGCTGGCGCGGTCGGCATCGAACTTGTCGCGCGTCGCCTTCTCCAGCGCGGCGAGATCGCTCTCCAGCTGCTTCGTCTCGAGGCGCAGCTGCCGGGAGCCGTCGACGAAGGCCTGGAAGAAGGTGGTGCCGAGGTTGGAGGCCGCCGCCTTCTCGGCGAGCTTCTGGAATTTCTCCAGCTCGACCGCCCCGGCAGCCGCCGCGGCCGTGAAGGCGGCGAAGGCCGCCACCGCCGCATATTGCATGGCGGTGAGCGAGGCGGCGGCTTTCAGCGCGGTGACGGCCATGCCACCCAGCGACAGATTGCTGGACTGATGGGCTGCGATCGCCGAGGCCGAGACGGAGGCCATGGAGGTGGCGACCGTGGTGCCGAGCGCCACCACCGCCCTGCGGGCGGACTCGGTGTCGGACTTGAAGCGCAGGACGATGGGCTGGGCCATGGTCGCTCAGGACTCCCTCGCCTTCAGGAGGCGGGCGATGTCGGCAGGGGGCGGCGGGGGTGCAGGCGGCGCGCCGCCCTTGCCGGGTGCGGCATGGGCGCGGGCGTAGGCGTCCTGCATCATGAGGAACTGCGGCAGGGTGAGGCTTCGCACCTCGGAGGGCGCGAGGCCCATGAACATGCCGGAGGTCAGGGCCCAGGTGATGTCGCCGGGCCCGACGGCTTGCGAGCGCGAGGGCGCCTTGCCGCCGGGCCTTCGGATTTTTTTAGGGCGTCATCCACCCCGAAGGCGTAGGCGCTCATGATCGCCACGGCGAGGCCGAGGTGCTCGAGGATGGGCCGGCCGTCGATCGCCTCCATCACCCACTCGGTGGCCTCGGCATCGGTGGCGCCGCCGCCGATGAGGCCCA